TCTCCTGAAAGGGCAGCTCATTTTTTTGGACAAACTGCTCATGAAACTGGAGGATTTAAGATTTTTACAGAAAATTTAAATTATAGCGTTAAGGGTCTTTTAGGTGTATTTAAAAAATATTTCCCAACCTCTGTTAAAGCTGAAGAATACGCCATGAAACCTGAAAAAATAGCTAATTTAGTTTATGCTAACAGAATGGGTAATGGGAATGAAGCTTCAGGTGATAGGTGGAAATATAGAGATAGAGGTGCATTGCAATTAACTGGTAAAGATAATTATCAAGCATTTGCTAACTACTTAAAAAAACCAGAAATAATGTCTAATCCTGATTTAGTAGCAACTGAGTATGCTTTTGAATCCGCTATATTTTTCTTTGAGAGAAATAAACTTTGGTCTATATGCGATAAGGGAGTAGATAAAAATACAATCTTAGAATTGACTAAAAGAATTAATGGTGGAACTCACGGTTTAGAAGATAGATTACATAAAACAGCAAGCTATTACGAAAAAATAAAATAATACCTAAATGTTAATATGAAAACAACCACTTATATTATATCCGCACTTAGCATGTTTCTATCCTTTATTTGTTCATATTTTATGAATATAACGCTGCAATACGCGGAACAATATTTGGTTATGACTACTTTAATATTTGCTGATGGATTCTTTGGAATGATATCAGGAATAAAAAGAGAAGGATTTAAAACCTATAAAGCTCTTAAAATATTAAAAACTTTAATGTTCTGGGTAGTATTTTTAACTTTAGTACTTTCAATTGAAAACAGCTTTAGCGCTGTATTTTGGCTTAGTGAAGTTATAATAACCCCATTTATAGTATTCCAATTAATTAGTATTTTAAAAAATGCTTCAATGGCCGGTATTATAAAGAAAAGTTTACTAAATGAAATTTTAGATCGTATTGATCAACATAAAGGTATTAGAGTTGAAGAAGAAATAACTTCTGAAGAAAATAAGTTGGACTAAATTTGGAAATGTAAGGAATTTTACTTACATTTATAAAAATAAAAGTTATGGTTTATACTCCAACATTTTCTAAATCTTACATTCAGTCTCAATTATCTAAATTGCGTAAATTAAATTACAATAAATTTAGATGGTGGAGAATGTATGACAATCCTAATCTCCCACTTCCTAATAAATCTCCATTAATTGATAAAATATTAAATGGTGATTTTGACTACCCACATTACAAACTCCAAGCTGAATTAGTAGAACATGAATTAAATGAATTAGTCCAAAAATGTGGGGGTAATAATGAATTATTTATTGAAAAAAGTTCTTTATTAAGAGCTAAACGTAAAAGGTTATTAGATGATTTTGAGAAAGAAGAAAATGAAAAACTTCACACCTTAAATAAAGAATTTGCCAAAAATTTTACAGTTACTGAAGAACAAGTAGCAGAAGAAATGCTTAGATTCATTGGCAATCTAGAAGAATTTTATTATTATATGGGTGTAAGATATCAAAAAATACAAAATCCAAATAAACGTGGACGTAAAAATAAAAAACATGATTAAAATTTCCCATGAAGTACCTAGATGTCTATTGACAGTTTCTGTATCATTTAATGATTATCAATATTGTCTTCCTCATTTGTTAGATCAAGATGAAACTTATAGAAAACATTTCTATAATTTTAAAAAATCAGGTGGGTACATTATTATGGATAATTCTTTACATGAGCTAGGAGAAGCTTATGACCATGAACGTTTAATGTATTGGGTTAATGAATTGCAACCTAATGAATTTATTGTACCTGATGTATGGATGGATGCTCAATCTACCATTAAAAATGCGCAAGAATGGTTTAAATTTGATTATCCTGCAAATACTACACTTGTAGCTGTAGTACAAAGCAAAAATTTTAAAGAAGCAGAAGCTTGTTATTTAGCGTTAAAAGACATAGGATATGAAAAAATCGCATTCTCGTATGGTGCAAATTGGTACGCTGAAAAATTCCCGGAATTTCACATAGATAAGGCAAAAATGTTCGGTCGTATATCAGCTATAAAGCAAATGTTTTATAATGGTGTTATTAAAAACTATGACCGAGTACATCTTTTAGGTTGTTCTCTTCCACAAGAATTTGGATGGTATGAAAATTGTCCATATATTGAATCAATTGATACTTCAAGCCCAGTCATGGCTGCTTTAGAAGGTATTAAATACGATGAAACAGGTTTAGATACTAAACCTAAAGCAAATATAAATGATTACTTTAATATTGATCTTAAAAATGTAGATCTAAATTTAGTGTTGTATAATGTAAAAATGTTTAAAAAAATTAATGAGTTATGATTTCACTATATGATTATTTAGGAAAAGCCGCGGGTCCTGAACTTGGTAAAAAAGTTAATGAATATGCCCAAATTCGAAAAGCACAAGTTTCTTCAAGATATATAGAAAATCCAGCATATAGAGGGAAAGTAATGTTATATGAGAAAGAATTTCTAGATGAATACTTTAGAGTAGAAAGTATAATTTCAAGAGAAACATCTGATATTGATCTATTTTAATAAATAAAGTTATGGCCTTATATTTATCAAATGCTTTAATTATGGGAATTAGGAGCTATTCTAATTCTGGAAATAATCTTACAGCTAATCAACGTAATTTAAAAAAATTACTAGGTGAAATTTGGAACAACCAAGATAATCTTCGAGATGAAGATATTAAAACACTTGAATATCTATCTAAAAAATAACGTTTGCCTATACGTTTGAAATACCTGGCGTCTTTAAAAATTATACAAACAAATGAAAAGCGTAGTAGTATCGCTAAGTGGAGGAATGGATTCCTCAACGTTGTTATTAAGAGCATTATCTGAATATGATAATGTAGTTGCAGTGTCTTTTGACTATGGTCAAAAGCATAAGGTGGAGCTTGAACGAGCTCAAGAATTAGTTGGTTATATTAATGCCCAACTATATAAAGTTGGAGAACCTTATGGAAAAATACGATATCAGGTAATTAAGCTTGATGGACTAACACCACTACTCAACTCCGCTTTAGTAACCGGAGGAGCTGATGTACCTGAAGGTCATTATGAGCAGGATAACATGAAAGCTACTGTTGTTCCTAATCGTAACAAAATCTTTAGCTCAATTGTACAAGCTATCGCATTATCTACAGCTACACAGAATGATTCAACTTGTGATATTGCTTTAGGTATCCACGCCGGTGACCATGCTATCTATCCAGACTGTAGACAAGAATTTAGAGACATCGATCATCAAGCTTTTGTAGCTGGTAACTGGGAATCAGAACGAGTAGGTTTCTTTACACCGTACCTAGATACAGATAAGTATGGAATTTTGCAGGATGGACTAAGACTATGTACAGCTTTAGGTCTAGACTTTGATGAAGTTTATTCAAGAACAAACACATCTTACAAACCTATTAAACACTACTACAGACCAGAAACTAATTCATTCAAATGGTACTCAGATTATAAATCAGCATCTTCAGTAGAACGTATTGAAGCCTTCCTTAAACTAGGCAAAAAAGATCCAGTAGAGTATGCTGACGAAACAGGTCCTGTAAGTTGGGAAGTAGCTAAAGCGCATGTAGAAGAGATATTAAGTTCACATAAAATTTAAAAAATATGATATCAAGCACAACAATCGGAACAGTCACAACAAATAATACAGGACTAAATATTACAACGGCATCTACAACTACCTGGCCTTCTAATAAATTTTTAGTAAATAATAACGGCACATACAGTACAGTAAATCTAGGACAAATTAGTATATCAAATAATTATATTATGGAAAACAATACATCACAACCACAACAAGTACAAATAGCAGTTTTTGAAATCGAACGAAACGAAGATCTTGAAGTAGTTTCAACCAAACATGTTGATACCTTTTGGATTGAACAAAAACCAAAATCTGACCTAAAATTTGCAGTGGCTAAGAAATTAGCCAAAGATGTAGATTTAGATAAAATTGTAATTAGGGAACTGTTTAGAGTTTCTTTCTAAAAAATGCGTGGAGTAGATTTCTCCATATATGTATCATCAAAACATTAAATTTAAAATGCTTTCAACACTCGGATTACATAAGGGCATAAACTTGAGTACGATTTGGTCGTTTAATCAAAGACCGGAGGCGTATGATATTGTTTGTGGCTTGGCCCGAGTATTTAAAGATTATTTTAATAGATGATAAGATTTAAAATCTAAAAATAATTTAAAAAACCTCGGGCAAAAAAAGTTCGAGGTTTTTTGTTTTAATGTTTGGCTTTTAGAAATAAGTAACTTATATTTAGGAGTAATTAAGGCACGAAAAGCGCGCCTGAAAAAAAGAAAAAAAAAGAAAAACAACCAAATGTTTGGCTCTTAGAAATAAGATTCATATATTTAGGAAGTAATTGAGATATGAAATAAGTTTATATCTAAAAATAACTAGTAGTAGAGGAGTCAGGCCTATCTCGCCTCCCTTGGAAGGAGGAGCACGCAAGTTCGAATCTTGCCTACTAGACATTTCTTGAATTGATGGTGCCGAAAGGAACGTAGAAGCGACAGGGTAGATTTGCAAAGAGACCTGTAACGTTTGCAACACAGATTCAATTTAAGACTTCTAAAAGTTGTTTACGATAGAAACGCGCGAGATGAGTTTATTTCTCCTAACTTACTCTTAATAGAGTTAAAACACGCGAGATAATGGTTAGGATCTCAAAACTCCGTAGGCAATGAATTAGGAAGCTGGATTAACCGCCCGGCTGAAATGTCAAGCCTAATACTAAGACGGACTTAGAAAACAACTATGCTAAACTGATTAACTGCAGTAAAGGTTTAGAATGGCTATCTCGGATGCTGAAGCACCTATGGTAGTTTTTAGAAGTAAAACATATTGTCCTATAGCGTAATGGTAGCGCGACAGACTTTGACTCTGTTAGTTCTAGTTCGAATCTAGATAGGACATCTTGAAATAATGGTACGGAGGTGTTATTGGTAACATGCTTGACTGTCACTCAAGCGATTGCGGGTTCGATGCCCGTGCGTACCGCATTAAGATTAAGTTCTTTGACGTATTGATGCCAAAAATGGATCTGTAGCTCAGTGGCAGAGCTAGCGGCTGTTAACCGCTCGGTCGTAGGTTCGAATCCTACCAGATCCTCTACAACGGACCTTTGGCGCAGTTGGTTAGCGCAGGATGCTCATAACATCAAGGTCGCAAGTTCGAGTCTTGCAAGGTCCACAATTCCGAGACGACTGTGGTAATCAGCCCACGGTATATGAATCCTTAAAAACTGTCTTGATTCGCGGTATTAAAGCAGTGCGGGTAGAGTTGATATAAGCTTGGAATAGCTTACCAATAGTGAAAATTCAACCGCCAGGTAAAACTGGCCATGATGACAATTGCGTTCAGTAATCGGAATTAATTTAGTTCCTTAGGCTAATTGGAAGACCTCTTGACTACGGATCAAGGAGTACTGGTTCAAATCCAGTAGGGACTACATAACATGGCTCTATAATTCAACTGGAAGAATGCCCGCCTTCTAAGCGGTTCGTTGGTGGTTCGAGTCCACCTAGAGCTACTTCATCTGTAGTTTAACTTGGTAAAACACAATGACGAACAAGTCGCTCTTGGAGATGTACACTCCCGAACTTGTTAAGAGTAAGCTGGTTCAAGCCCAGCTGGATGAGCAATAAAAAACAAATGTTACACTTAAAAAGGAAATTATGAACGCTTACAACAGAACATTAGTTCTAGACGTTTCTTACTTGGCACGTGGTATTATTACTGCTGAAAGAGCTTTTGTAATTTCTTACAAAGGTAACGCTGAAATAATTCATGAGCATGAAGAAACTTTTGGATTAGTTAATCAAGATTTAGAAATTAGAAAACCTTCAGTTATTAGGGTTAAAAAATATGTTAACGATAAGTTACATAGGGTACCATTAACACGAGAAAATGTTTATCGTAGAGATGGGTTTGAATGTGTATACTGCGGAGAAGGGAGAAAAAAATTACTTACCTTAGACCACGTAATACCAAAATCAAAAGGTGGTGAAGATAGTTGGGAAAACTTAGTTACAGCTTGTAAGACTTGTAACAACGAAAAAGATGACCTAACACTAGAAGAATATGGAAAGGCAATTCCTCAACCATATAGACCTCACTATTTAATGATGATTAAGTCAATGTTTGACATCCCAGAAGAATGGAAAAAGTTTTTACTATTTCAATAAAATAAGTTTGGCTCTTAAAAATAAGATTCATATATTTACAAAGTAGTAAAAATTATAAAATAGTACCTTAGCTCAACTGGTTAGAGCATCCGTCTGATACGCGGAAGGTTATAGATTCGAACTCTATAGGTACTACATAAATGCACCTTTAGCTTAGCTGGTAAAAGCGTCTGCCTTACATGCAGAAGATCGGTGGTTCGAATCCATCAAGGTGTACGAGGAGACTGTTACTAA